ACTCCGCGCAGATCGGCTCGTCCGGCAACTCCGCGCAGATCGGCTCGTCCGGCAACTGCGCGAAGATCAACAGCACCGGAGAAGACGCTGTGATTATGTGCGCAGGCAGAAGATCAAAAGCAAAAGGCAAAAAGGGGAGCTGGATCACGCTTGCGGAATGGGTGAAAGATGAAGAAAAAGGACGCTATGTGCCGATCTGCGTAAAAACAGAGCGTGTAGACGGCGAAAAAATCAAAGAGGACACTTATTACACGCTGAAAAACGGAGAATTTTCGGAGGTAGAAGAATGAAACATTATGAATATGCAGGAATGGACGTAAGCACAGAAAAAAGTGTAGAGGACGGCGCAAGATGCTATATCGAAGCAGTACGCCGGTATCTGGAATCTGAAAAATTCCCGCAGGTTGAGACAATCGCGGCGATTCTTGGACTGAGAGAAGTGGAGGTGCAGCCATGTGGGACAGCGACGAAAACGGAAGAAGAGTTCTGATCTGTGATTTTTGCGGAGAGGTCATTGAGCCTGCGAAGCCGGGGTATTACGGTGAGGACTATGTAGAGGTCAATGGCGAGTGCATCCACACAGAAAACTGCATGGATAGATGGATTCATGAGCACAGAAAGGAAGCTACGTATGGCGAAAGTAGATGAGAAAATCATGCAGATTCAGACGCGGATCAAGGTCCCGAAGAATCACGTTAATGAATTCGGAAATTTCAAATACAGAAGCGCTGAGGACATCATGAGAGCGTTGAAACCGATGGAAAAAGAGCTGTTATTATCAGTGCAGATCACCGACGAAGTGGTAGCGGTAGGAGCGAATGTGTATATTCGCGCAACGGTGACGGTATATGACCTGGAAAGCGGAGAAAGCCGTAGTACAAGCGCATTTGCACGGGAACCTGCTGTCCCGAAAGCGAAGATGGACGAGAGCCAGACCACCGGTTCTGCATCGTCCTACGCGCGGAAATATGCGCTCTCGGGCATGTTCCTGCTCGATGACAGTATTGATCCGGATTCCAACCGGGCGATTGACAGCGGGGAGCCTTGCACGGATGCGCAGGAAAAGACCATCCGGGATCTGGCGGTCAAACACAATGTCAATCTTGAAGAGCTGTATAAAAGACAAAAAGTTAAGAACGGCCGCCCGACGGCGATGCAGGCCGGAAAGATTCTTAACATGTTCAAAAAACAGCTCGGGGGCGAGTGATGCACGCTCTGGCTGAAATCGTAAAATCCGTAGAAAAAGACGGTGATACGTGGCTTGTAGTGCGGCTGCCGAAAAGCAGACTGAAAGAAGAAATCGAGAACAAAACCATCACGAATACAGAAATGCGTTTCGACGATGGGCGGCATATCTCCAATCTGCAGCGGAAGAAAGCATACGCGACCATCCGGGATATAGCTATTGAGTTGGGCTATCTCCCGGAGGAGATGAAAGAGATTATGAAATGCAATTACATGATCGAGACCGGAGAGCCGTATTTCTCCCTTTCAGACTGTTCGATGGGGACGGCACGGGATTTCATCACGTTTCTGATGGATTTCGTGCTGAAAGAGGGAATACAGCTCTCAGACAGCGGAATAGAACGCGCGGATGACGTTGGAAAATACTTATACGCGTGTATCAAGCACAGAAAATGCGCGGTATGCGGGAAAGACGGTGAAATACACCATGTTGATACAATCGGCATGGGAAATGACCGGCGGAGGGTGGATGATTCTGGATACCGGAAAATCTGTCTGTGCAGGACGCACCACACGATCGCACATCAACGAGGAATGCCGAGCTTCGAGAAAATGTATCACGTCTACGGAATCATTGTGGATGATAGCCCGGAAGGGAAATCATAGAGTCCAGCATGGAACTGTCAACAGAGTATCTCAGTATGGTTCAAAATTTTATACGTCACAAAAAGGCGGCTGGCTGGAGCCGCCGGAAAGGGGCAGAGATGCCGATTAACAGCAAACAGAAAGGGAAGCGCTTCGAGCTGGAGCTTTCCAGAAAGTTCCGGGAGTATGGCTACACGGCGTCCCGCCGGACCGCGCAATACTGCGGCAACACCGGGGATGCATCCGATGTTGTAGGCCTCCCGGGGATCCACGTGGAAGCGAAACATCAAGAGCGAATGCAGCTCTATGATTGGATGGATCAGGCGAAACACGACGCGAAAGAAAGCGGAAAAGACGTTTTGCCCGCAGTATTCCACAAGAGAAACAATCATAAGATCCTAGTCACGATGGAACTCGACGACTGGATGACAATATTCCGCGAATACGAAGCGGGAATGAGTCTGAAAGAAGGTGCGGACGATGGGCGAGGTTAAGTGGGTTAAGATGTCGATAGATATGTTCGATAATCGGAAAATTAAGTATTTACGCGGCCTGCCGGAGGGAAACAACATCGTTCTTATTTGGGTTATGCTGCTGACGCTGGCCGGACGGTGCAATTCCAACGGCTATATTTTCCTTACCGAAAACATCCCGTACACTCCGGCGATGCTCGCAAATGAGCTTGGATTCCCAGAAAGTACTATTCTGGTAGCCATGAAAGCGCTGGAAAGTATGGGAATGATAAGCCGAAACGAGGAAAACACGCTTCTGATCCCTGGATGGGAAGAACATCAGAACGTAGCCGCGCTGGAACAGATCCGGGCGAGCAACCGGAAGCGGCAGGCGCGGTACAGGGAACAGGCGAAAATAGAAGCTGTGGAGCAGGAAACACCACCGCCGGTAGAGGAGAAGCAAGAGGAACACGAAGAACCAGAAGAGCCGAAGCCGTCGAAAAAGGCGGAGGAAACCAAAGAAGCAAAGATTCTTTTCGAGCGGTTGTGGAGCCTGTATCCGAACAAAAAAGGCAAGGGGCAGGTAAGTGATACAGCAAAGAAAAAACTGCTTAAAATCGGGCATGAAGAGCTTGAGAGAGCAATTCAGAGGTATAAGACGGAACTGGAAAAGGAGGACTGGAGAAAGCCGCAGTACGGCAGTACCTTTTTCAATTCTGGTTACGTGGATTATCTCGACGCGAATTATGAGCCGGGAAAAAGAGAGCCGACGAAGCAGCAGAAAGAAAACAAATTCAACAATTTCAACCAGCGGAACTATGATTTCACGGCGCTGGAGCAGGCTTTGACAGGAGGTTAAGCATGGTATCAGTAATAAAAACAGCAATTATCTGCGCAACAGTAGCGTTTTGCTTCTTCCAGATGATGAAACGCTAAGAAAAGGACAGGGGAGGGACCTATGAGCAACAAATTGAAGAAAAAGCCGTCAACGCGGTTAAGCCCTGAGACGATGACAGCCGCAGAGGTAAGCGGGATCACAGGTGTCAAGCTCGAAATCCTGCGGAAATGGGTGGACAGGATGCAGAGAAACCTGTCCGAAGCATACCAGAAAGAAGCACAGGAAAAGCTGCTGAAAGCAGAGGACTGCATCAGCGCGGCGAACGTCGTGTGCTCGGCACTGGCGATCTATGAGACATGGGGGTACAAAAAGGCGCTTGACCGGTACATGGACAACTACACTGCGGCAGTACGGAAGATGAACAGTGTAGGTCTGGCTAAGATGTACGAGGAGCTGCACGAAAAGACCGGCGCGACGCTGGAATTTGAGGATATGGATCTCGCAAAAGAGTTTGGCTTTGGAGGGGCGGAAGAATGAAAGAAAAGAAATACGATAAAAACAATTTCCCGGATGCTCTTCTGAAAGAATGGGATAAAACGAGAAAACAGATTCTCGGAAAGGCAGGAAAAGAGAATGGAGATCATCGGAATTGTTCTGTTCTGCGCGGTGATTCTCGCGTCAGCAAAACTAATGCTTGACCCGCCGGATCGGAAAAAAGATCCGAAAGAGGATGAGGAGCAAATTGAATTTCTGAACAAGTGGAACAAGAAACATAAAAAATAAAAAACACAAAGAAAGGAGCCAGCCTCCGGCCGGGGCAAGGGTATACCGGGCTTCTGAATGAAATGGGAGAATTAAGCACAGAAGAATGGAAAAAACAGAAAAAGGTACAGAGAGCAATCTTCACGGCAAAGCAGAATCTGCCGTATGAAGTGAAACTTCGTCGCCAAGCCAGAAGAGCATGGGAGTTCTGGGCAGAGATGGAAAGTCAGGATAAGAACTGTCATGTGATCGTAGGTGGATTGGACAGTATTACGCTGTATATCTGGTTGCACAGCCTCGGCATTCACGTTACAGGAATTACAGTGTCTGGCATTGAGGATCAGAGCATCCAAAAGGTACATAGAGCGCTGGGACTTGAGATTGTAAAATCGTATAAGAGCAAGGTCACGATCTTGAATGAGATTGGATTTCCGGTTATTAGCAAGAAGATCGCCGGGCGGATCAATACGCTACAGAACCCGACAGAAAACAATAAAACGGTGCGGCATGCGATTATCACCGGCGAATGCGGTGCTCAGGGGCATTATGCCAAAAACAGCCGCATGCAGTTGCCGCAGAAATGGCTGAGATTGTTTGGTGGTTATGAAAACGAGAACGAGGGTGTCAACTATGGCAAGCCTGAGCCGGACATTAAAATTTCGAACGAGTGTTGTTACTGGCTAAAAGAGAAACCTTGCGACGACTGGGCGAAGAACCATAACAGCAGTCCTTACCTTGGAATCATGGCAAGCGAAGGGGGACAGCGTGAAGAGGCGCTGATCGATCATGGTTGCAATTACTACGGAAAGACCGTGACGCGATCTGCTCCCTTTGCAATCTTTATGCGGCAGGATATCCTGCAGTTGGCTCTGGATATGGACCGCTGGTACCATGATCATCTGGCGCTGTTCGAGAAGCTGTATCATGCGCAGCCATACGGCCGGAATAAGGACGGAAGTCCGAAAGAATATGTTCCGCTGGAATCCATCGTACCGGAAATCTATGGAACGATAGCGAAGCGGCAGAATGGAGAACTATACACAACAGGAGCACAGAGAACCGGCTGTAGCATGTGCGGTTTTGGAATTCATCTGGAGCAGCGGCCGCATCGGTTTGACAAGCTCCGGGAGCGCAACCCGAAAGAATGGGAATTCTGGATGTATCGCTGTTGCACAGATCCAAACACTGGCGAAAAATATGGCTGGGGAAGGGTGCTGGACTATATCGGCGTGGAGTGGGAGGACATTCCGACGGTGCAGATGAGTTTGGAGGATTTTCTGAAATGAAAGAGTTGATTATAGATTGCTTTGCTGGCGGAGGCGGTGCATCCGTTGGCATTGAGATGGCACTGGGGAGACCGGTAGCGAAACAGGTGGCGCGGATCGGGAACAGCGTGGTGCCGATCATGGCGCAAAAGCTGGTAGAAGCAAACTGCCCATACCTAAAAGTAGGGGAGCGGGTGCCGAATCTGAATATCGATGACAGCCAGGGACAGTTGAGGTTTGCGTGAGGAAAAAGGAGGAAGAATGATAATTAAGAGTCAAAACAAAGATCTTGTGGTAGATACATACGGAAATGATTTCCGTATGTTCTGCGGATCGGATGGCCGGTACGCTATTGAGACAAGAGCGGGCGTATTGGGAGTCTATAAAACCAAAAAAAAAGAAGAAAAGGTCCTTGATGAAATCGCTGAGCAGATTGGATGTTGTAAAGCGGATGAGATCATCTGGGGCGATGGATTGGCGACCTCCGTGAAACGGTATATCAAGCTCTTGCAGAGGAATACGTATATCAAATGGCAGAAGAAGAGGAGGAAGATGATGCTGATTAGAAGACAGGACAAGAAAGCAATCTTCAATATTGATACTTGCAGAGTGCTTTATGTGGCTGAGACGGTTGGAGGTTGTTTTAAAATCTGCGCAGACCAATTCGAACAGCTTGGAACTTACAAAACAGAAGAAAGAGCAATGGAAGTTTTGGACATGATCGCAACGCAGAGTGCGTTATGCAACGCAGGAGTTGCTGTGTATTTAGTGGATGAAATCGAAAAAGCTTGGTATATGGATATGCCGGAGGAGTGAAGACAGAATGACGAAAGAAGAGCTTGTGATAGGGAACAGGTATAAGATCCGCCGCCCGTCAATCGCGGATGGCAACGTAAATTCGTATCAGTGGAGCGATGCAACTTTGGTTGATATCTCGACACATATTGCGGTGTTCAGTGTGGGAGAGTATTGCGTCACCTACAAATTCTGCCAGTTAAGAGATGAAGTAAAAGAAGCGTAACGCAGAAAGGAGCTGCACCATGAGTATTCGGAGAACATTTTTGAAAGATTACGGGATTTCGAAAGAACTTGGGGATAAGATCGTATCATATTGCAGAAACGCGCACGACTACGACCAGAATCTTATCTTGCAGGCCGCACAGAAGACTTGCCCAGAGATATCGAGCGCCCTGTTCGCGAATCTGACGCTTGGAATTGGGTATGACCGAATCAGCCAGGTGCAGTACATCCCAATGCAGCGGAAAGATTTCCAGGGATACAGGCGGAAGACAATCGAGGAGCTGTATAGATTGCTGCTTCTGCATGGGAAGGAGTTAGAATGATAATCGGAGGGAAAGAAGTAAGCGAAATTTTGGTGCGTACGAAAGAAAATGAGTTGATTGTAAGTATCACAGATAAAAACGTTATCGTAAAAAACGGTTATGATGTGGATCTTTGGCCATCAGAGGAGAAAAAATCCGAAGAAACGGAAAAATAATCTGATGTTAAGCACAAAAAGGGTACAATGAAAAGCTCCCATACCAGTACACTAAGAATAGAAGTGTATTAGTATGGGGGTGATTTTTATGCCTACAAACAAGACTTATGACAATCTCGAGAAAATGATCTTCTCCGGCGTGGGAGAGTACGGAATCCCCGAAATTATGCCGGAAGAATACAAGCCGTGTGAGTGGATCGGATTCAACTACGCGGCCAACACAACGAAAAGAGCCGGGAAAGGCGTTCATTTCTTCCTGGATGACTACCAGTTCGAACGTATATGGAACAACCCGGACAGGTATATTGAGGTACTGAGAGACTATGACTACGTGCTTTCACCGGATTTCAGCATGTACACGGACTTTCCGAAAGCCATGCAGATTTACAACCATTACAGAAAACACTGGTGCGCGGCATATATGCAGATGAATGGACTGCGTGTAATACCTACGATCGCATGGAGCGATGAAAGCTCGTTCGAGTGGTGCTTTGATGGCGAGCCGGTGGGAAGCGTGGTGGCAGTATCCAGTGTGGGAACGCAGAACAGCAAGGCGAAAAAGGCGGCATTCCTGCGGGGATATGAAGAAATGATGAAACGATTATCACCGGAGCGCGTGATCTTCTTCGGGAAAGTTCCGGAAGAACTGGAAGGGGACGTGGAAAAGGTCGCGGCATTTCAGGAGAGATACAAGAAGGAGGGAACCTAGATGGGGGGGGGCGCGGAAGTAGCAGCAACTTACAAAACAGAAGCACCAAGCAATCATTAGAGGAGTTTCTGGGGAAAAGAGGACTTTCCTCTCCTATAAGTGATTACATGGTAGATAAGATGCGTATTCCTCATGGAATGACGCAGCGACAGCAGAAAAAATTAGAAAAAGATGCTGCAAAAGCAAGAGAAGAGTACGCCGCAAAGCGAGAATCAGCAATTAAGGAATACAATCAAAAAGTTGCATCTGGGCAAATTACACAACCAGGTAAGTATGATAAGTTACTGAAAACCGCGAAAGGTCATTCGGATAACGAATCCGTGCAGGCAGCCAGAAGAACGCTTACAAAACGCGGCATAGACTGGAAAACAGGAAAGAAATTGAAGAGGTAAACGATATGGGCGGACGAGGGGGGGGCAAGTGGAATAGGCAGGAAAAGCCAATCCACGTTGGACCCGAAAGCAAAAGAGCAGACGATTACGACCTATTACCGCAGAAATTCAATCTACGGAGCACATTATGGAGATGACGTCTTTGAAGCTGTGGAGAGAAAGAACGAAAAAGGTGGAATTGAGATTGTAAAAGCATATGGAACGTTTGATAATAGTAACCCGAAAGCAAACACCAAGGACGTAACGTATAAAATTAAGCACGGTATTGTGAGCTGGCATGATTCTCGAGGAGTTGAGAGTTATGGAATCAATTGGGATAAGGTAAGTAGCGTATCCGGGCAAACCTACAACTTACGCGGAACACTGAAAGAAAAAGGCTTTCGGTGGGACGGTAAAACAAAGAGTTGGGTAAAGAAAAACTGATCGGTAGGACGGGGAGGACATTATGGCAAACCTAAACGCGATCATTAAAAAATTGCAACGTGCGCTAGTGAAGAACGGGCAAATCGTGAAGATAGGGACAACACAGTTCTATTCAAAGGAGCAAGAGAGGATGATAACCATGTATATACTGTCAACCCCTGTTGATTTTCTCGGAAAAGCTGGTGTATGGAAACAAATGGACTATCAGATCATCAGAACAGCATCACAGCTCGATTTGCTGAACTGTCTGGTAGATATGTGGAGGTCACTGCAAGAATGGCAATAGACAGAGGTGATTAGATGAGCGTAACAAAAAAACAAAAAGATTTCTGCCATGAGCTGATGGAATGCGGGAATAAGGCGGAAGCGGCAAGAAAAGCGGGGTATTCTGAGAAGACAGCACCGCAAATGGCAAGCGAGAACTTAAAAAAGCCGAATGTTAGAGAGTATTTACGCCATCTGGAAGAGCAAGTAGAGAGCGAAAAGGTCGCAACTATCAAGGAAATACAGGAATTTTATACTTCGGTTATGCGAGGTGAAATAAAGGATCAGTTTGGGCTTGAAGTGTCTATTGATACCAGAATGGCGGCAGGCCGGGAGCTTATGAAGCGAATTGAGCTGACTGAGAAAACGAAAGCAGGCGGCGAGGGCATTACGATCATCAACAATATTCCACGACCGGAGGGAAAGAATGGAAAGCAGCGTAAACGCAGTAAATCTAACTGACATCATCGCGCCTGCTTTCTATGCTGTTCATTGGGATATTCTTGACGGCAACCACACTTATTATGACCTGTACGGAGGACGCGGATCCACAAAGTCATCATTTGTAGGTATTGAAATTCCGCTCGGGATGATGATGGACGCGGAAAAAGGAGAGCATACAAATGCTGTGATATTCCGAAAAGTTGGGAATACCCTGCGAGAATCGGTGTTTGAGCAGATCGCATGGGGGATTGATGCACTTGGTGTGAATGATCTTTGGTCGGCGAGTGTAAGCCCGATGCAGTACACTTATAAGCCGACTGGACAAAAGATCATCTTTCGCGGACTGGATAAGGCAAAGAAAACGAAATCAATCAAGGCAAGCCGCGGATGGTTTAAATATCTGTGGTTTGAGGAACTTGACGAGTTCGCTGGAATCGAAGAAATCCGAACCGTACAGCAGTCCGTACTGCGTGGTGGCGATAAGTTCGTTGTATTCAAAACATTCAATCCGCCGATCAGCCGGAGCAACTGGGCGAACGTATACGTTGAAGAACCACGAGACGACAGTTACAGGCACAAGAGCGATTACACAAGCGTTCCTGTTGAATGGTTGGGGCAACAGTTCATTGACGATGCAGAACACCTCAAAAAGACCAACGAACGCGCGTATAAGCATGAGTATCTCGGTATTCCGGTTGGACTTGGAACGAATGTATTTGAGCTTCTTGAAATCAGAACCATTACGGATGAGGAAATACAGAAATTCCAGTCTATCTACCAGGGACAAGACTGGGGTTGGTATCCGGATCCGAAAGCATTTATTCGGGCGGCTTATATGCCTAATCAAGAAAAAGTGTATCTGCTTGACGAACTGGGCGGATGTAAGATCAGAAATACCGCCATGGCGAAGCAGATCAAAGATAAGAGCTATGATGATTATTCTATATACTGTGGTGTAGACGAAGAGGAAAGCATAGTAGACTTCCGAGATGCAGGACTTCCGGCTAGAAGAGCGCTTGTTACTCCGGGCAGCCGAAAATATACTTTCGAATGGCTCCAGTGCAGAACGATTGTTATTGATCCGGCACGGACACCACGAGCATACAAAGAAATCATCAAGTACGAACATGAAATTGATGCAAACGGAGAAGTGATAGCAGATTATCCAGACGGTGACGATCACTGGATAGATTCTCTCAGGTATGCTACGTCTCCAATATCACTGCGCAGGGGGTATAGTGCATAATGTGCGAGTTTTGCGACGAATTGAAGAACTGGAAAACCTTAGAAAGATTCGATCAGCGTGCACGGTACATCTATCAGTGCAAGCTGATCCGTAAGACGATGGTCGAGACAAGAGCGGCAGGGAGCATCGAGGGAACGCCGCATAACGTCAATTACTGCCCGATGTGCGGCAGAAAAGTGACAGAGGGCTAGGAATGGGACTGATAACAACTATTAAGAGGTGGCTAAGCATGTTTTTTCGAAGCGAAGCGGAGCAGGCGTTTAACGTTGATGCGATCGAATCCCCAATAATGGATACGGTCATTAAAAAAAGCGCGGCTGTTTATTCCGGAGAACCGCCGTGGAAAGATGTTAAGAACGGCATCAGAACAATCAATTTTGCAAAATCGCTAAGTTCCGAAACAGCGCGGCTTGCAACATTAGCAATCAAAATCACAATCGAGGGATCAGCAAGGGCGGAATGGCTGCAGCAGCAGACGGACGCGGTGTTTTTCAGTATCCGAAAATGGGTGGAATATGGCTGTGCGTATGGAACGGTAGTCATCAAGCCGAACGGGAAGACACTGGATGTATTCACGCCGGATGAAGTGCTTATAACCGATTATGATAACCAGAATATCACCGGAATGATATTCAAAGATACATACACGCAAGGAAAATGGTACTACACGCGGCTGGAATATCACCGATTTGCAGAAGAGAAGCAGGGCGAGGAAACAGTACGCCCTTACTATATTTCCAACCGGGCGTATCGGTCGAAATCTCCCGATTCAATCGGCGATCCTGTGGCACTGAAAGATACGAAATGGTCTGAGCTTATGGCAGACTCCCCGCCGATTCTGAAAGCGAACGGAGAAAGCCTGGATGGCCCGATGTTTGGCGTATTCGTGACACCGCAAGCGAACAACGTGGACAAATCAACACCGCTCGGCCTGCCGGTATATGCAGAAGCGCTAGAAGAACTGAAAGATCTTGATATTGCGTATTCCCGCATGACCGGAGAAATCCACGACAGTGAACGAATCGTTCTGGCAGATGATCGGTTATTGTCTCCGGCTGGCACTCCGGTTAATAAGGTGAACCCGGGAGCTGCCGCAACAAAGAACTTGCCGAAGTACGTTCGAAACGTCTACGGCGCGGGGCCGGATTCTTTCTACCAGGAAATCAACCCGACACTCAACACAGAAGTGAGGGTTAAGGGAATCAATGCGTTATTGTCGCAGATCGGCTATAAGGCTGGATTCTCCAACGGCTATTTCGTGTTCGACCAAAAAACCGGTATGGTAACAGCAACGCAGGTTGAATCCGATGACCGGCGGACGATCCAATACATCAAGGATGTGCGGGATCAGCTCGAGAAGTGCATGGATGCCGTCTATTACGCGTTGAGTGTCTATGCGGATCTGTACGGCGAGAGTCCGGCAGGGGAATACGAAGTAACGTATGATTTCGGAGATATTACGTACAACCGCGAAGAGGACCGTGCACGCTGGTGGGGTTATGTGACTGCCGGTAAGGTACCGGCGTGGATGTATTTCGTCAAGTTCGAGGGATTCTCGGAAGAAGACGCAAAGGCAATGGTCGAAGAAGCCACTCCGAAAGAGGAAGAGCTTTTTGACAGCAAATATAAGGAGGAATGATAACATGGATATGAGTGGAGTAGCAACAGTAGTCTGCATCACAGTAGTCTGCTATCTGGTAGGCATGGTGATGAAAGCAACGGATATTAGCAACAAGTGGATTCCGTGCGCAGTAGGATTGGCGGGAGCGGTGCTTGGCGTTGTTGGTATGTACACAATCCCGGACTTTCCGGCGCATGACGTGCTTAATGCGGTAGCTGTCGGCATCGTCAGCGGACTTGCGAGCACAGGCGCGAACCAGATTATCAAACAGGCACAGAAAGAGGAATAAGACATGCTTACCCCGGAGTATCTGCAGCACGCGGCAGAGGGCGCAGAAGCCATCACAGAGGATTTACACAACCGGATCATGCGTAGGATCGTCAAGGCTATTTTAACACGCATGGAACGCGGCGAAAACTACATGCTGACGGCGGCGGACAAGTGGAGAATCGAAGCACTGCAGGAAGCTGGCTATCTGCTGGAAGATATCCAGAAAGAGATAGCAAAGGCGACCAATCAGCAGCTATCAGAGATCAAATCAGCCTGCGTTGACGCGGGAATACAGACGCTCAAGTGGGACGACGCGGTATATAAGGCGGCTGGGCTGGTACCTACGCCGCTTCTTCTTTCCCCCACACTGATGCGCGTACTGGAAAGAGACTATAAGGCGACCGCGGGCACATGGCGGAACTTCACCCGGACGACCGCGGAAGAAGCGCAGAGACTCTTTATCAACGAGCTTGACAGCGCCTATCACAGGGTTCTGAGCGGCGGAGAGTCTTACGGCGCTGTGGTGGCTGATCTGATCGAGAAAGTGTCCGAGGAGGGGCTGACAGTCAAGTACCCGACAGGATACCGGCAGAGCCTTGAATCTGCGACCATGACCATCGTACGCACCGGCATAGCGCAGGCGGCGTGCGATGTATCAGAAGCGCGGATGGATGAGATGGACTGGGATATTATTCTTGTTTCTGCTCATGTAGGCGCACGAACGGGAGACGGCGGGCAGAACCCGGGAAATCATCTTTGGTGGCAAGGGCGATTCTATTCCCGAACCGGAAAAAACAAGAAATACCCGAATTTCTACGAGGTGACCGGATACGGCACTGGCGAGGGACTGGGTGGCTGGAATTGCCGACATAGCTTCGGATCTGGTGATGGCAAGAACAACCCATTCGACGAGAAAAATATCTCTTACGCAGATAATCGTAAGGTGGAAGAATCACAGAAACGGCAACGATTGTTGGAGCGCAGAATACGAAACAGCAAAAGGCAAATTCAAACTTTGCAATATGCTATAGACAACGCAAGCGATGACGAGACGAAAAGCAAATTGCAAAGTAGAACAGAGCAAAAAGCTAATTTGCTTAATAAGCAAAATAAAGCATATCGCAAGTTTTGCGAAGACAACAACCTGCGCCCTTATGATGAGCGATTGAAAATAGCCCATTGGGACCGAAAACAGGCAGCAAGAGCCGCAGCGGATGCACGGCGATATCAAAAACGCAAAAAGGAAAAAGCAGATGATTGAGACGATTAATCAAATCATGATTCTCTGCGGCTGGATAACTACAGTAGGTGGCGCGATTGTGGTTCTGACCGGAGCATGGAAGAAATTCAAAAAGCCCGAGAGGGATCTGGAAAAGAGGATGCAGACAATAGAGGAGGATATCAAGGATATCAAGTCAAAACTTGAGAAAGATTATACCTCTATCCGCACCCAACGAGATGATATGAATCTGATAATGAGGAGCATGTTCAATCTGATCGAAAATAAGATTACAGGGAACAACATCGAGGGCTTAAAAAAAACGAGGGAAGAACTTGTAAATGCGATGACCGACAAGAAAAATTAAGAGGGCTTATCTTGAAAGTGTATGAATTCACAGTACCGGAGCTGGAATATTTTCGCGCGTATTGTAATTTTACGCGGGACGAACGTACACTTTTTGATTATCGGAGTAGGAATATTCCGCTCGAAAAGTGTGCGGAACTAATGAACATTTCTGTTTCTACTGCAAAACGGATCAGCAGAAACGTAAACACCAAAATCATTAAAGTATGTTGATTGATACTTTTTTAAGCATTTCATGGGACTTTGACGAACTGTCAGAGTCCTTTTTTTGCGCCTAAAATATGAATAGAAAGAGAACGGAGGGATGAATATGTATCCGTATATTGACCCGCAGGCATTTGCGAACGAACAGGCAATGCTTCAGCAGAGAATCAATCAATTGGAACAGGCGAGAAACCAGCAGATGAGCATGTATGCACCACAGAATCAGAATCAGCAACAGCAGCAGGCGCCGACCAGCAACGTAAATTGGATACAGGTTGCAGGTATCGAGGGAGCAAGAAATCAGATTGTCCAGCCTGGACACACTGCCTGGATGATGGACAACAACAGCCCTGTGTTCTACGTTAAGTCTGTGGACGGCATGGGAAGCGCGACTTTCAAGGTGTTTCAGTTCGCCGAGATCTCGCCAGAAGCCCTAAACCCGGCACAGAGCCAGCCGAAAGAAGAAAGACAAGAATACGTTACGCGGCAGGAATTTGACGCTCTGCTGACGCGATTAGGCGAAAAGCCGGAGAATAAGGAGGAACCCGTATGAATCCATTAATGAGCATGATAGGCAATATGGGCGGCGGTAACAACCCGATGGGCGCGATGATGCAGGCTATGCAGATGGTCAATAAGCTCAAACAGGCGGGCAACCCGCAGGCCGCAGTAGAACAGATGGCGCAGACTAACCCGAACGTCAAGAAAGCTATGGATATGTGCAAAGGTAAGAACCCAAAGCAGGTATTCGAGGACATGTGCAGACAGAACGGGATGGACCCGGGGCAGTTCTCTGGGCTGATGAAATAAGATATTAGGGCGGTGCACAGCCTTAATAAATAGAAGGATAAGGAGAAAGAACCATGACAGATGGAACAATGGGACTTAGCGCGGCTGATGTAGCAGCCGTAACGAGAAACAATGACGATGACTGGGGCGGTGGCTGCTGGTGGATCTGGATTATTCTGCTGGCATTTCTGTTCCCGATGATGGGCGGATGGAACCGTGGCGGCGTTGAGACTGGCGTGCAGGACAATTTCATTTCTGATGAATTTGTCAAACGTGACATTTTCAATACCAATCAGAACGTTTCCAACACAGCTTGCCAGACGCAGAGAGACGTACTGGAAAACCGGTATACCAATCAGCTCGGCTTACAGCAGGTGCAGGCGGCACAGCAGAATTGTTGCTGTGAAACACAGAAAGAGATCCTGCAGAGCCGATATGATGCGGCACTCATGGCACAGAATATGCAGGCTCAGATGGCACAGTGTTGCTGTGACATCAAAGAGAGCATTCTGGCCGACGGAAACGCAACCAGACAGATGATGCAGGAAAACACCATCCAGGCACTCAGGGATAAGCTGTCAGACCGTGACCGCGATCTGCAGAACGCGTACAATCAGATTTCACAGGTTTCGCAGACCCGTACAATCATTGATGCGGTACGCCCGACACCTACACCGGCTTATCTTACATGTTCCCCGTATTTCGCGTACAACATGACCGGATACGGCGGATGTTGCGGAAATGGCGGTAACGTGCTGTGATGAGCACAAGCGAGCTGTCCGCGCTCGATCTTCTGAACCTGTTCGGTGTATTCCTGCAGGCGATGAATTATCAGAGCGACCTATCGCAGGCGAGCAATGCGGATATCGCAAAACACCTGCAGGAACAGGACAGAAAGTACCTTGACCGGATCATCGAAAACCAAAATAAAATAATCAGCATGTTGGAAGATTCCAAATCTACGAAACAGTAGTTGTGCAAAATTGCAGGGGTAGGCGCGGAGCTTGCCCCTGTTTCATTTCAAAAAAGGAGAGAAATTATGCTAAATGTAATTGCAAAAACAGAACAGACAGTAGCGGTAGGACAGAATGTTGTATTTACCAATACCCGCGTAAAATCCCGTCGTTGTGGATGCTCCAGCGGATGGCTGAACCACATCGAGGGAAGCGGAATTTTCACAATCACGAATCGGACGAACCTTCCGATCGCAGTAGAATTACAGTTCAATGGAAACGTAACAGCGGCGGCAGCAGGCGCGACCGTGCTTACGCTGAAACTGAACGGAGAAGCGGTTGGAGGAACAGAGATGGACTATACCGTGGTTACGGCGAACACTTATCAGAACGTGAGCGCGGACACGCTGATCCCTGTACCGGCAGGAACAAGCCTTACTGTATCAGTCGGAAATATTTCTACAACCGAAGTCCTGGTAAAAGACGCGAACCTCATCATCAAAAAAGTTGCGTAGGGGGTGACGAATCATGATTACTTTCCGAAGCAAAACAGACGTAACAGATGCGGATGCTATTTTTTCGGAAATCAACAGCCGCTTCGTGGCAGCTATCATGATGCACGGCCAGATGGCAGATTATTTCGATTTTCTCGGGCTGAAAGGTTATAAACGGATACATGAGTACCAGCACATCGCAGAAAGCCTTGAGCGCCGTAAGGTGTGCCGATATTACATCGAACGGCACGGGAAAATTATTCCAGATGCGTTTTCTGGCGAGGTTAAAATGATTCCGGACGGATGGTATGCCGCAAAAAGCATTTCCGTCGGAAAAGGCACCAAGCAGAAAGCCGTAGAGGATGGATTTTCCGCCTATCGCGAATGGGAAGAGGAGACAAAAGCGGTATATCAGAGCTATGCCGCAATGCTACTTGAAAAAGGAAATGTGGAAGATTTCATGCTTGTAGCTTCGCTGATAGATGATGTGGGCGATGAATTGAAAGAGGTTGACAAAATTATTCTTGATCTGATCTCGACCGGCTATGATATGGTCCATATCACTGAGTCGCAGAAAGAATTGAACGAAAAATACAAAAAACGCATGAAAGGAATCGAGGTTGAATGATGGGAAACGTGAAAGAAGTGCTGGAAAAGCAGTTGGAAAGAGAAAAAGAATCTGCGATGCAGAAACTCACGACAGATAACCTTGACGCAATGTTCAAAATCACGACCACGTTATGCAATATGCGAAAAATGGAGTGTGAGAGCATTCCTGCGGCCATGATGGACGCGTCAGAAACGCTGATTAAGAAGTACAGCAATGGAAAATACGATAAGAATATTGACGCGCTGTATGACGAGTACATTGCGGCAAAAATGGCGTACCAGGAACACGGAGACGCGGCGCACAAAGATAAGCTTATGGATTCCGTCGGCCGCCTGATGGTTGAGGTGTTCGATATGTTACAGGCGATGATTCTTGATGCGGATTTTCGCGACGAAAGACAGGCTATCATGCAGCAGATACGAAAGCTTGCTGATTCGTGATGACAAGAGGGGTACAACGAAAAACATTGAATATAGTATGATAGGAGCGTGAAAAGAAGTTGGGATGGGCTTGTAAGTCATTTTGATGTTCAATTCACCTCCTTTCGACGTTCTAGGGGATCCTGTTAAGAGCCTGCACAAGGCTCGGAACGTGTCTGAAATATGCCGCGTTTTCCGTTCCTCAAGCCTTTCTGAAAACGCGGCGTGTTTCTTATTACTATGAATTACACAATTGGGAAACAGTAATGGAAAACTGGCATCATCCCCCTTGATTCTGCCATAAGATGCTGGATCTTTGGACTGCTTGATAGGTTCGAATCCTATTTTCCCATTACCCCGGCAGAGGTTGATCTGCCTAAATCCATTACTGCCGACGGGCAGTTAAAAACAACGTTTAGGAGGATAGAAAATGCAGAATTACGAAGCAATTCTTTCAGAACTCGAAATCGAGATTCCGGAAGACAAAAAAGCAGATCTGAAAAAGAAGATGGAAGAAAACTATCGGACCAAATCAGATTATGACAAGGTAGTTACAAAGCGTGATGAGTACAAGAACTCGCTGGACGATGTGCAGAAAGAGCTGGAGGGATTCAAAGATGTGAACGTCGAAGAATTACAGACGAAAGTTACAACCCTCACCACACAGCTCAACGAAGAGAAAGCTGGACGGGCAGCAGATGCCAGAAAGGCAGAAGTCGAAAAACAGGTAAATGATTTCTTGACGGCTACAGACGAAAAGGGAGCGAAGAAATACGAGTTTTTGAACGATATTACTGCCGACTACTACCGCGCAGAGCTTACAAAAGCGCTGGATGCTGATTCTGCAAAAGGAAAGTCTATTTCGGATATCTTCACAGAGATGATTACCGACAAGGACGGAAAACAGAAAGCAGGGATTTTCGCGGATGCCGGAGCCAAAAAGGCAAAGAGCAATGCAGCCAAGTTCACACAGCCTACAACCGGCGGCAATGGCGGCGAGATTACGAAAGAAACTTTCCGCAAAATGAATCTTGATGAAAGACTCAAATTAAGAGAAGAAGATCCCGAGCTGTACGAAGCACTCTCGAAATAACACCGTTATCACGCGATAACGCTTGACCGCAAAAAGTTACGCGGTAGAAAGGAAACACAATGCCAAGAACTGGTACTTTTGGCGGCTTTTCATTTGATCCGGAGGTGTTCTCCGACTACATGAGCGAGCAGCCGACCTGGAATGACCGAATCTTAGCGTCTGGAATCCTTGTACAGGATCAGACGATCATGGATCTGATCGGAACAAAAGGAAACGTTGCAACACTTCCGTTCTATGTTCCGATTGATGAGGATGAATCTCACGCGCTCAACAATGATGGTGAAACCGACAACACCCCGACAGAGATCAGTGGAAAGAAACAGACTTGTATGCTGACCCAGCGTATGAAAGCATGGAAATCCCAGGATTTCACAAAAGAGCTGACCGGCGCTGACCCGATGACGCACGTTGCGAATTCAGTTGCTGGATTCTATCGGCAGGTAAGAACCCGTGATCTCATGGCTATTGTTGATGCAGTTCTTTCACTGGACGGTATGAAAGATCATGTTACGGATCTTTCGGCGACGGCATCTTCTGGGGTTACAACCGTAACCGATGCAAACAAAATCAATGATACAACACTGATTTTCGCGCAGCAGAAAGCAGTTGGAGACGCAGACGAGAACATGGGTCTGCTGGTCCTTAACTCTTACATCTACGCTCGTTACAAGGCTATGGGGCTGGTTGATTACAACAAGTACACGATCACCAATGCTATCGAGCGAGATGTTGAGCTTCCGACGATCGGCGGATTCATTCCAGTTGTATCTGATCGTTTCACGGTAGACACATCTACAGACGTTCCGATCTATAAGAGCTATATGATCGGATCTGGAACGGTGCTCACCTGCGATAAAACCAACTACGAGGACCCGTACTATGCAGACTACGATCCGGAAACCAAAGCCGGTATTCGTAAGTTGTACACAAAACAGGGCTACGTGCTGCATCCGAACGGATTCTCAATCAATGCAAACAGAATCACAAAAGAATCCCCGACCAATGCGGAACTCGGAGCAAAAGCGAACTGGTCACTTGCATTCAATCACAAAAACATCCGTATGGGACTGATTAAGTCCAACGGTTGACGGAGGTATCTGGCATGGCTTATGCAGATTATGAATTTTACACAACTTCATATTTCGGCGATACCGTGCCAGAATCCGACTTTCCGCGGTACGCCGAGCGGGCAAGTGATCGAATTGATGTTTTGACATTCGACCGGCTTGCAGACGGGCTGCCGGAAAACGAACGGGCACAGAAAAAGATCAAGAAAGCGGTCTGTACACTGGCGGATGCGTTTTTTCAGATCGACACCGTAAAAAATGCCGCGATGGAAACAGTAGGAACCGTAAAGAGAGAAGATGGAACGGTCATCAATAAGGCCGTTTCTTCGATTTCTTCCGGCAGTGAAAGCATCTCCTACGTGACCGGAACAAGCGGTACAAATTCCAGCGTCTACGGACAAGCGGCGATGGACAAAAAGGTAGAAAACGTGCTCGTGACACAGATTATTCTTGAAAATCTACAGGGCGTTATGACGGATGACGGCGTTCCGGTCCTGTATGCAGGAGTGAGGTTGTGATATGGGCGGAAGATGTAGCAACAGTGGAATGATGAAAACTGTAAACGGTAAGACGGTAAAACGCTTCAATACCCCCCTAAAGGCTGGAAACCCGTAGAAAATGCTCTTACGAATTCCAAAGGCTATACGTGGTACTCGAATGGAAAATCACGTTTTAGCGGTCAATATGAGACGGCGCTTGTAAAGAATAAGAAGTAGGTGAAACCATGTATGATGAAACCATAACTCTTTTCAATCGGTACGAAGATCAAACCGGGAATGTATTCTGGTATCCGACCGTGCTGCAGCATGTGGATCTTATCACAGATAAGGTCGCAAATATTGTCAGGACCGGTATTGACAGCGCCGATACGGCCAGCCTGCATGTGGCGTACACGCCAGATAACGGCACGATTGTGGTGCAGGGAAAGAAATGGTTATCGCCGAAAGCCTGGAAAGCTCAGACAAATGAAGAGCTTCCGGGAACGATCACTTTCGCCAGCGAGGATTTCTTTGTTTTGGGCGATTATTGCGTGAAGAAAGAACAAGCATATCTTATCGACCATAACGGAGCGTACGTGCAGGATCACAAAAAAATGCCGATTACAACAATCGTTGAACGACAGATGTACGGCGTGGTGAAAGACGCGGAATACACAAGCAGAGTAGACCGCGGATTCTATGACTACATGAATAAAAAATACGATAATGTGTTTTCCATCAGCAATGTAGGCGGTCCGTACAGGCTTATTCCTCATTTTGAAATAGGGGGAAAATAATGAGCAATACGAAACATTTCCCCAGTTTTTCGGTCGTGAATGGACATGTTAAGGTACAGGTAGACCTTACGAGGTTTGACAAGCAGTTCCAGGAAGCGCAGTTCTGGCTTGATGGACAGGTTATGAATGATATGATCCCGTACATGCCTTTTCGTGACGGAATCATGGTGGATGCAACCAGAGTGCGCAGTGCATCCATGCAGGGCACTGGAAAGGTGTGCGCAGGCGCTCCACCGTATGGACGGTTCCTGTACGAGGGAAAACTTATGGTTGATCCGGAGACGCGTTCAGCGTGGGCGAGACCTGGCGCAAAAAAAGTTGTTACTGATACACCACTGAAATTCGATAGAACCGCGCATCCGTCTGCTACGGATCACTGGTTTGATGCCGCAAAAGCGGCACACGGCAAAGAATGGGTGAAGGGAGTGAAGAAACGTGCCGGAGGAGGTTAAAAAAACTGTTACATACGATGTGGACGGATACGACATCGTAACGAAAGCGCTGGAAACAGTTCTGAACACTTTCCCCGGACTTCAGCCGACCGAAAAGATCAAGTTTTCTTCGCTCAAAGAGGATGAAGGGATTGCATTCTATCCAGTGAGTGGAGCTGTGGTTGCTTCTGAAAAGAAATACATCACAGGAATTGTGGATCAGCTTTGCAACTATCCGTTTTACATCGTGTATCGCTCAGCACCTACAACGCCGGGAATTAAGACAGAAATCAAAGAATTTCTTGACACTCTCGGAAAATGGCTGGAAAAACAGCCTGTGCAGGTGGATGGGAAAGAATATCATCTGGAATCTTACCCGACACTTACAGAAGGAAGAGTTATTGAATCTATAGCCCGCCTTACGCCATCTTATCTTGATACGGTGGCAGAAAACAAAGTGGAGGATTGGGTTATCAGCATGTCATTAAAATATCGAAAGAAATTCAAAAAATAATCATACCGGCACCGATTCGGCAGCCGCTGACCGCGAAAAGTTACGCGGTAGAAAGGAAAAAACATGTCAAAACTTGAGCGTGAAGCAATGGCCACTTACCTTGATTCGACATTCAAGAGAGTCGTGGCATCCGCAAGCTGGGTGCTGGTAGGTGATGACATCGAGGATATGTCCGTAGAGCTTAACCCGGACACCGAAACAACCAAAAATATTCTCGGCCAGACCAAAACGAGAGACAACGGATATGAGCCGTCTATGGACGCTGATCCGTTCTATGCTGACCCGGATAACAAACTGTATCCGGTACTGCGAGATATCGCCCTTGAACGTAAAAAAGGCGATGCCTGTAAAACCCTTATGCTGGAGGTCATCGTGGAGGACACAGCGGCGACCAATCATCTTGCGTACGTGCGTGAGGTCATCGTAAAACCGCAGTCTTACGGCGGCGATACTGCAGGTCTCAATATCCCGTTCGCTGTTTCTGAGGATGGCAAATTCACAAAAGGATACGTAAGCGCAGCTTCTCTTAAAACCGGAACTCCGGAATTTAATGAGGGCGCAGCGCCAGCTTCCGATAAAAGCACATCCCTGGCGTAAGATCACACACGAATAGAAAGGAGCTTTCCAATGAGCAACAAACTCGTAAAACCGCAGAGTAACGATATCATTATTGACGATGGCTTAAAAACTTATTATATCAAAAATAAGCAGGGCCATGTATACGGGAAATTTGATTTTCGACCGTCCGACACCAATCTTATCTCACGATATGATGAGGTTGTAGAGCATCTGAACAGCTTTTCAGCGCCTGAAAACGAACCGGCGGACATCAAAAAGGTTGAAAACATGGTTGCTGATGAGCTTTCCTATCTGATCGGATCGGATTCGAAAGAATCATTTTTCAGCATCTTAGGCCCGTTCTCTCCACTTGCTTCTGGAAAGCTGTTTTTCGAAGAAGTTGTTGACGCTATCGGCCGCGTGATCGAGACAGAGACCGAACACCGAGCGAAAAAAGTTCGAACACGTATGAATAAATACGTTGCTAAATATCGTAAATAATGGACGCGTGGAGCCTTCCGACATCGCTCAACGTTGCAGGCAAAGAATATCCAATACGCTCAGATTACCGAGTGGTATTGGATATTTTGCAATGCATGAACGATCCCGAAATTTTCGATCCAGATATGACCGAGGACGAAAAAAAGGCGGAACAGGTCATAAGCATGTTAGCCATCCTCTATATTGATTTTGACGATATGAAACCCGCCGAATGGGAAGAAGCTGCGGAAAAAGCATGTGAATTTATTGACTGCGGATTTTCTGAGGATACAAAGCGGAAAAGACCGAAATTGATGGACTGGATACAGGATGCAACCATTATTATACCGTCTATCAATAAGGTTGCCGGAAAAGATGTGCGCGGTCAGAAGTATCTGCACTGGTGGACTTTTTTTGCATTCTACATGGAGATCGGGGAAGGCACGTTTGCGACCGTGGTAAGTATCCGAGATAAAAAAGCCAAAGGAAAGAAACTGGACAAGTGGGAACAGGAATATTACAGAGATAACAAGGCTATCATCGATCTGAAATCGGCAAGCGGTCAGAGAAGCGAAGAAGAAAAAGCAGCTCTTAGAGAGCTTTTCGGAATATCAAAATAACTGCCGGAGCATACGAAGCACCGGCACAAACCGTTAAAAGTTACACGGTAGGAAGGAAAAACGCATGGCGGGACAGGCTGACGGCTATATCATCATTGATACGGAGATTGACACCAACGGCGCAAAAGCTGGCAGTAAGGAGCTGGAAGCGAATGTGCGGCAATGTATCTCGTCTATTAATGGTCTTGGAGACAAGGCCAAAGCATCACTCAACAAACAGGCGAATGCGTTCTCGAAGCTGAACGATCAGTATAGAGAACAAGAAAAAATAGTCGAACAGCTCAAAGAAAAGGTTGCTGAACTCGGAAAACAGCAGATACCGACCGACGAATACAAAGAGATCCAGGCGCAGATAGAGTCTGCTAAGACGCAGATGGACAAACTCATCTATGCGCAGGAAAAATTTGTGGCGCTGGGCGGCAGTGAAGACAGCAAAAAGTATAAGAGCTATCAGTATGATATTGACCAGCTCGCAAAAACAATTGAATATGCAAAAGGTGAGTTGCAGGATCTTGAAGAAACAGGAAGAGCGTTCACGTCCGCACTAGGATCAGAAACTCCAACCCAGCAGTACGCACATCTTGAGTCAGAACTTGCGAAATTGGATGAGAAGATTTCGATTACTAAAGAAAAATGGGATGAACTTTGGTCGTCGAATGATGAAGGAAGTAAGACGGCAGAAATGGGAGAGCTTGCGGTTGACCTTGACGTTTTACGTGACAAATACGATTCGGTCGCAAACAAAATGCGTGAGATGGAAGAAGCCGGTACTGCAACGATTAATACCGAACCTACAAAAGAAGCAGCAGCGGCGACGGAAAAACTGGCGCAGGAAGAAGAAAAGCTGGCAAATATCAATGACCGGCTGAAAACGTCATATGACGGCGTAAAAGACAGCATTGATAATTATTCGAAATCAGCAAGCAGCGCAGCAACAAAAAAAGCCGCTGACGACGGAGAAAAGCTGGCAAATTCCAATAAAAAAGTGGCTGACAGCGGAAAGAAAGCCGCAAATTCACTGAAAGAAACCGGAAGCGCGGCGGGAAATGCCAAAAACGGAATTATGACGTTGTTAAAATACGGTCTCGGCATCCGCTCATTATTCGTGCTTTTCAATAAATTGAGAAGCACGGTTGTGGCCGGAATGTCAAACCTTGCGCAGGAATCCGGCTCAACCAACTCGGCTATCTCTATGTTGTGGGGCAGCCTGGAACGGCTCAAAAACAGTCTTGCGACAGCATTTGCGCCGATTCTTACGGCGATTGCACCTATTCTGTCCAAATTTATCGACATGCTTAGCACCGCGGCAACATACGTGAGTATGTTTTTTTCGATGCTTTCCGGGAAGAAAACATACACCCGAGCATTAGCCGTCCAGAAGGACTACGCGGCATCTCTAAGCGATACGGCATCGAGTGCGGAAGATGTAGCGGACGCAACCAACGACGCGGCAGATGCGGCAGATGCGGCCGCAGAAGCAACGGAAAAATACCTTTCCCCTCTCGATGATCTGAACAAGATGGATTCGAAAAGCGACAGCGGTTCCGGCAGCGGCGGTGGCGGCAAATCCCCGGGAGCTGGCGGCGGTGGAGGAGGAACAGGCAGTGCGCCGATGTTCACGGAAGAGCAGATCCCTAACGCTTTTCTGGATAATCTGCAGAAAGTTTTTGATTTACTGAAAAAGATTAAAGACCTGTTTATGTCCGGCTTCTGGGATGGCCTTGGAGATTACAAACCGCAGCTTGCAGAGCTGAAAAAGGATCTGGCATCCATCAAAAAGAATCTTGTGGAGATCTTCACAGATCCGGAAGTAGTAGGAGCCGCGAAACGCTTTGCAGAATCTGTAATCTATAATCTCGGGGTCGTAGCCGGATCAATAGCAAGCGTAGGCCTTACACTGGCTGTTAATCTTGTGGGCGGTTTTGAAAGCTATTTGAGCAGAAATAAAGATAGAATCAAGAAATTTTTGGTTGACGTTTTCAATGTCGGAGCAGAAATTGCAGATGAATTCGGACTTATCGCAAAAACGATAGCCGAAGTATTTGCAAAAACGTTTGGCACACAAACAGCGCAGGATTTGACAGGAAATCTTATCGGAATTTTTGCATCTTTAGGCGGCTTGGCTGTAGAAATTTTTGCACGATACGAGCGCGATAAAATGTATCTGGCCTGGCAGCCATGGATCGATAACAAAGATAAATTAGTTGAAGCGATTAACGAAACAATCGCACCTATTCAGCAACTCGCGCAGGTTATCGAGGACTTTTTAAACGATACATCCGACAAAATCATTGCATTTTATGATGAGAGCGTTAAGCCATTTATTGATGATATCGAATCAGGCTGTGCGTCTATTTTGGCAACATTGCTTGATCTTTACAATAGTTATGTAGTGCCTATCATCGATGAATGGGGAACGCGGCTCGAAGATTTGATTAATGGACCTCTTACAGATTTTGTCGATAAATTCCTTGATGCGTGCGCAAAAATCATTGATGCGCTACAGCAAATTTGGAATAACGTTCTTGTTCCCCTTATTAATTGGATTCTTCAAAATGTAATTCCGTTACTGGCTCCTGTAGTACAATGGCTAGGCGACGCGGCTATTGATTTATTGGGCGCTGCGGTAGAAATGGCGAACGGAATTCTGGATATGCTCGGCGGTTTGATCGATTTCCTTGTTGGTGTGTTTACGGGCGACTGGAAAAAAGCTTTTTCCGGTGCAGGACAAATAGCACAGGGATTTGCGGATACATGCGGCGCTGTAATTGAATGGATTGGAGACTATATTTTAACTCCATTTATGTCACTGGTGAAAAAATTATTCTCTGTTGACTGGGTAAAATATTTTGGCGTAGCTGGCATTGCTCCGCAGGTGCTTTGCGATTTGATTAAGTCAATATTCAAAACTATGAAAAACGTATTTATTGGGATTATGAATTTTGTTAAATACGCGTTTACTGGTGACTGGCGGAATGCTTGGCAGAGCGTCAAAAATATCTTTTCGAGTATCATGAGCGGAATTGGTGATGTTGTGCGTGCTCCGATTAATGGGATCATCAGCATGGTTAATCAGGCAATCGGAGCAATCAATAATCTGATCCGCGGCGTGAATAGAATTCCGCATGTAAATATTCCAACTATCGGAAGAATCCCACATCTGGCATCCGGTGCGGTCATCCCACCAAACCAGGAGTTTCTGGCAATGCTCGGAGATCAGAAAAGCGGAAACAATATCGAAGCACCAGAGGGGCTTATCCGTAAGATAGTCCGGGAAGAGTCTGGAAAAGGCAATGGAAGCTATACTTTCGTTGCGCAGTTGGACAGAAAAGTCCTGTTCAAGGAAACAATCAGCGAAGCAAAGCTGCAGCAGATACAGGGTGGAAATAACCCATTCGAGCTGTCTACGACTTAAGGAGGGCATACATGGCACAAAATCATTTACAGTTTGATGGCTACACGCCGCCAGATGTTGACGAAGATGGTTACACTATTGCTTTTGCAGCAACATCTTCGGACGATTCCGGGCGGCTTATGAACGGCAAAATGGTCAACACAAGGTTATTCACCATTGAAGCGTATAACCTTAAATGGACCGATATTACCCTTGAAGCAGCAACGGAAATCCTTTTAAAGACTGTTTTCAAGTCTCAGTTCAATTTCCATTATTTCAATATCAAAACCGCAAAATGGGAGACACATGCATTTTATGTTGCAAACGTTGACACAGCGATATATTCCCTCAAAGAGGGCGAGGAAAAATGCACAAGTCTTAGTTTCCAGGTAACGAGGATTGACCCATCATGAAAAATGTAAGCACAGAATTTAGGGAAAAAGTAGAAAACGGTTCGGCATGTTATGCGTACGCGAACGTGGTTTTACGGAACGGCACAAAATTGACTCTGGATCCGTCCAAAGATTTTCGAATTGACGGTAACAGCATCACCACTAATGGGGGAAGTTCATTCCCCCTCGGTGTGGCGCTTTCAAGAACAATAGAGCTTAATTTGGATAACTACGACGGAAGATTTGATTCCATTGACTTTTACGGCGCAGAAATCACGCTTTTTACGGGAATGACGCTGGATGATGGAAGCGTAGAAAAAATTAAAGAGGGAATCTTTTCTGTAGTTGAGCCGACCACGCCGGGATCCACAATTGCTCTTGTTGCTGCAGATTACATGGCGAAAACATCCGATAGTTACGTTGCAAATACGACGTTTCCGGCGACTGTATTCAATATCTATCGGGATGTCTGCATCCAGTGTAATCTTGTTGCTGGCAGCGCGAAATTCACAAATGGTGATTTCGTGGTAGATGCAATTTCTGGAAATGTTACCTGCAGGGATATGCTCGGATATATCGCTATGATTGCTGGCGGTAATGCCATATGCGATTCCAACGGTGCTGTTATTATTAAGAGCTATGATTTTTCCGGCCTTAAAAAGTCAGATGGCACGTATGATTACACGAAAGCACAGAATTTTTCTGGATTTCAGAAGAATCCGAGCATTTCGACAGATATGATTCGGATAACCGGAGTTAAGGCGGAGAATGACGATGGAGACGAAAAGCAATCTTATATTGTAGGTTCGGAAGATTACTGCTTCTTGATCGAAAATCCATTGATTTCCGGCAAAGAAGCACAGGCACTGCAGCTAATCGGAAATGTTATTGTTGGTCTGGAATTTTACACTTTCCGCGGAGATCACATTTCAAACCCGCTTGCTGAGTTTATGGATCCGTGTTTCGTGCAGGATATGAAAGGAAATCTTTTCTTTTCGGTTCTGAGCAATATTACTTACACGTACCTTGGCAGTACGTCTATTTCATGCGATACAGACAGCCCAGAAACCGTAAAGTCGCAAAAGGCGACATATGGCTCGAAAGTATACCAGAATCTCAAAAAGCAGCAGCAGGTTATTAAAAAAGAATTTGAAAAACAGATGGACGCTCTCGAAAAACAGGTTTCCAACGCGCCCGGAACCTATATTTCAAGCGAAGTGCAGCCGGACGGCAGCAGCATCTACTATCTGCACGATAAGCCTACACTTGCGGAATCCAAAAGTGTTTTCAAAATTACAGCTGATACAATCACAGCATCGACCGACGGCGGAAAGACTTGGAACGGTGGATTTACTGTAGATGGAGTCATGATAGCTAAGATCATGACTACTATCGGCATCAATTTCGATTGGGGAGTTGGCGGAACCCTTATCATCCAGGACAGAAACGGAAAACAGACCGTCTACATGGATGCTGAGACGGGAGAAGTCCGGCTTAGCGTGGTTTCTCTTTCCATTCAGGGCGAAACGGTGGCAGATATTGCCGAAAAAAAAGCGGAATCTTCTCTGAACGACTTTAAGAGCAATATATACAACCCTATGATTTCCAACCTGCAAAAGCAGATTGACGGTCAGATCGAAACGTTCTATTACGATTACGAGCCTACGCTCAACAACGTTCCGGCGAAAGAATGGGATACCGAGGAGAAGAAGACGGCTCATGAGGGAGACTTATTCTATTGGAAGTCGAAAGGCTATGCGTACCGCTTCCAGAAAGACGGATCGGCGTGGAGCTGGCAGCTCGTACAGGATACCGATATCACGCTTGCTATGCAGAAAGCCGCAGAAGCCAAAGACACAGCAGACTCAAAGCGCCGCGTTTTTACAGCTACGCCGTATCCTCCGTACGATGTAGGTGACCTGTGGGTGGGCAATGACACTTCCGATCTTATGAGATGCCAGCGCTCACGCCAGTCCGGCTCCTATGATGCGTCTGATTGGATCAAGGCAGTTAAGTATACAGATGATTCTGAGCTTAACAACTTCATTTACACTGATTATGCAGAAACGCTTGTCGAAATCTCTAATTCGATTGACAAGAAAGCCGAAACGTGGTTCCAAGCAACAGATCCGGCGCTCCAATGGACAGATAATAGCACATCTGAACCATTGCAGGACCATACCGGCGCAAATATCACAGACAGCACCGGCGCAAACATTCTGACCGTATGGGAACGCGAAAAAGCGGCTCATAACGGCGACTTGTGGCATAACACGACTAACAATGTCGAATACATCTATAAGGACGGAAGCTGGCATGAAATGAGCGTTCCAGACGATGTTTTTGACAAAATCGACGGCAAGGCGCAGATTTTTGTTGGCGAACCGATTCCCCCTTATGACGTAGGCGATACATGGTTCACCGGAACAACTATCCTTGTCTGCGTAGTTAAGCGCACATCTGGAAAGTATAATGCGTCCGACTGGGCGAAAAAAGATACTTATACAGACGATACCGCGCTTGAAAACTTCCTTTCCGGCGACTACAAAGAGACTATTGCCAACTTGTCTACTCAGATTGACGGTAAGGCGGAAACGTGGCGGCAGAGCACTGATCCGGCGGCCAATTGGACAACGGATGAGCTGAAAGCCCAGCATAAGGGCGACTTGTGGAACAACACAGAGAACCAGAAAACTTATATCTATAATGGCTCAGCATGGCAGGAAATGACATCAACGCCGCCACAAGCCGTATTTGACGCGATTGATGGCAAGGCTCAGATTTTCATTAAGCAGCCAACTACGCCGTATGATGTGGGTGACTTATGGTTCGATTCTTCCAGTGCAGATATTATGACCTGTACGACTGCGAGAGAGAGCGGAAATTTTAATGCTGCAGACTGGGAAAAAAGAAATAAATATACTGATGATTCCTCTCTTAACAACTGGATTAAGGGAGAGTACGCAAACACTCTTGCTGATGTTAAGAATCAGATAGACGGGAAAGCCGAAACGTGGAGACAGAGCACAGACCCAGCTAAGTCGTGGACAACGGACGCATTAAAAAAGCAGCATAAGGGAGACTTGTGGTACAACACGACCGAGCAGAAATCCTATATCTACAACGGTAGCGCGTGGGAACAGATGAAAGCAGAGCCGCCGAGCGGTGTCTACGATGCCATCGACGGAAAGGCTCAGATTTTCGTAAGCCAGCCAAAACCTCCGTACTCTGTAGGTGACCTCTGGTTTGACTCGACAAGTGCCGATATCATGACCTGCGTAACCGCCAGAGAGTCCGGCTCGTATGTTGCCGGAGATTGGCAGAAGCGGAACAAATACACGGATGACTCCGCCGTAAAAGCAGTCAGCAAGGAGCTGGGCGATTTCATCACCGCGTATGACGACAAGATGGATAAAATCTCCAATTCGATCGACAAAAAAGCCGAAACATGGTATCAGACAACCGACCCAGCCTTACAGTGGACGGGAACGACCGCAGAAGCGTTGCTGGATCACACCGGAGCGACCGTTACGGACAGCACCGGCGCGGCAATCATGACCGTGATTGAAAGTGAAAAGATGGTTCACGATGGCGATCTCTGGAAAAACCCATCGACCAATAAGGAATACATCTATCAAGCCGGAATCTGGAAGGAAATGAGCATCCCGAACGATGTTTTCGACATCATCGACGGAAAAGCTCAGATCTTCGTTTCCGAGCCGAAACCGCCGTACTCTGTAGGCGACCTGTGGTTCAACTCGGCGACATCCGACATTCTGACCTGCGTTGTGGCTCGTGAGTCTGGCTCGTACGTGGCATCCGATTGGCAGAAGAGAAATAAGTATACGGATGATTCCTCTCTTAACAACTGGATCAAGGGAGACTATGCAAAAACGCTCAAGGATGTGCAGACGCAGATAGACGGGAAAGCCGAAACGTGGAGACAGAGCACAGACCCGTCTAAGTCGTGGACGACGGATGCACTGAAAAAGCAGCATAAGGGAGACTTGTGGTACAACACGACCGAGCAGAAATCCTATATCTACAACGGTAGCGCGTGGGAACAGATGAAAGCAGAGCCGCCGAGCGTTGTCTACGATGCCATCGACGGAAAGGCTCAGATTTTCGTAAGCCAGCCAACCACGCCGTATGCGGTGGGAGACCTCTGGTTTGACTCATCGACCGCGGACATCATGACCTGCGTAACAGCACGGGAGAGCGGAGATTTTGCGGCTGCGGACTGGCAGAAGCGGAATAAATACACGGACAACTCCGCGGTAGATGCACTGGACAAGGCCTTAACACAGCTTGAAATTTTTAACAGACTCACCAATAACGGCGCTGCACAGGGCATTTTCTTGAAAGATGGAAAACTGTACCTCAATTTCTCGTACGCACAAGGAGGAACCTTAAAACTTGGCGGAGTCAACAACGGCAACGGTCAAGCGGAAGTGTATGATTCCAGTGGAAATAAGATCGGAAGCTGGAACAAAGACGGTTTTAATTTGCAAAAAGGTTCCATATATGGTACGCAGATCCACCTTGAGTCACAAAATGACTATATACAAGGCACGGTCAACGGAAATGAAGCTGTCAAAATCTCCACAGGCGGCGTAAAAGTTGACAGTACGGCTAACTGGGGACTTGGCGTTACTCGGAAAAAATATATTTTTGAAATGAATCCGTACGTATTCCCTGGCGTTCGATTGCTTGATCAATCAACGGGAGCTGGAATTGGTAGCACGTGGACAAGCGGACACTTCGGAATGTGTTACACAGACGATCTTTCCGGATATTCCTCTGTCACTGATTCACTCTCGAATTATGGCGTATACATGAAAGCCGGAAAAGAGGATGCAAACGGCGGCTTCTATGTAATAGGAAATGGACTTGGAAAAGGTTCACGTGTAACCACAGAGGGAATCTATACTTCTGGAACCAAAAATAGAATTGTAGATACCGAAAACTACGGTCAGCGTCTCCAGTATTGCTATGAGATGCCAAGCCCGTTCTTCGGAGACATCGGAGAAGCGGAAACGGACGAAAACGGCCTGTGCTACGTTCAGATTGACGATATTTTCGGCGAAACAGTGCTGAGAAATGACAAGTATAACGTGTTCTTGCAGAAAGAGGGATGCGGCGACCTGTGGATCGAGGAAAAAACGGCAGACTACTTTTTGGTCAAAGGAACACCAAATCTTAGCTTTTCATGGGAACTGAAAGCTAAACAGGCAGATTACACGCTAGAAAGACTGGAAAAGAACGAAACTCCATATGAAAAAGAGCCGGAATTGGACTACAGCGAAATCGGCTATCAGACGTATATTGATTATGTAGAATCGAAAATTATAGCATGAAAGGAGAAACAATGAAAGTCTTAACAAGTTTTACGAAATTAGTAACCGGAGAGGGCATCCGGATCGCTTACACCTATTCAGAGGTGGACGATTCCGGCGACCTTATCAGTCAGAATAACCGCGGCAATTTTGTCGCGGTTAACCCGGAATTGAAAAAGCATATCGCCGCAATTGATGAATATATTGAAAATAATCAGCTCAATAAGGAGGAAAACTAATATGGCAAAATTCACAGATTACACCGAAAAAACAGAACCGGTAGACACCGACCTTGCTCTCATCTACGACACCCCAGCCAAAGTGAATAAAAAGTTTACTTTCGGCAATCTGTGGAAATGGATTGCTAAGAAAATCGTGTCTGAGGGTATCTCTCAGCTTGATACGACTAATAAGACAATCCCGGGAGCTATTAACGAATTAAATAGTAACCGGCTCAGGAGCTCAGAAAACATAGCTTCTGCTTCTGATCTTGCTGAAGATGTACTTATAAAATGTGACTATGGAGAAATTAGGTTATTCACAATACAAAGCACAGTAAGTGTCTATCAAGGTTCTCCGGATGGCAGAGGCGGATTTCTACTTGCATATCAAAGCACAACCGGCAGCAAATACGGAATTGTTGTGCTTTTTTCTTACGCTGGAACTATATGGATGAAAATCAAATCTACTACTTGGGATGAGTGGAAAAAAATACAATTGTCTTAAAAACAAAATAGTAACCGGCTGATTGAACATATCAAACATTGACAAACAAAGGAATTTCCCATTTGGCACATTTATGGTAACTGGTGCTTGTCTTATATATACACACGGATTATATTGTGGTGATTATAATGGTTTATATATTTATTTTAGCTATAGAACTAAGAAAGGAGAAATTTATATGTTTCAGTACAAAACAAAATGTAAGTATGGCTATTCGATACTTGGCGAACGACCTCCTCGATTAGATACTAATGCGAAATATGTAATAATTGGGTAATCGAAATTTTTTCTCCATTGTGTTATTATACGGCGATTAGATGGAAAGCGTTTTCTTGGAGAAAAATATTGGATTGTTCCACAGAATAGCTTATACTAATCAAGTTCTAGTTCATTAATAATATTACTATATATAAGAATAAGTGGTATTGAATATATAAAAGAAACTGTGTTATAATATAT